ATAAATGGATAAGTAATAATAAAAGATATAATCACGCTTGGGTTGAAGATGGTAACTTAGTTAAAGATTGGCAAACAATGAAAGCTGGTTCAAGTAAATATGCTGGTAAAGGTTGGCCAATAAAAGAGTTCTATAAGTTTTGGAATGTAAAGAACGAAAAGAAATATACACCAGAAGAAGTTGCCGATAATTTTAGAAAATATAAAACCATAGAAGGTTGGAAGTGGAAATGATTAAAGAAGGAAATGAAAGGTTATTAAAATGGAGAAAAATAATGAAAGATTGTAAATGTGATAAATGTAATTGTGAAAATTGTAATTGTGAAAACTGTGAATGTTGTAAGTAATGGCAGTTAATCCGATAACAAATAGACAAGTTGTTACAAAGGAATCTATTAATAGAGCTGATCAAGTATCTACTAGAAATTCAACTCAAAGACAGGGTAATAGAGCTGCATCTGTACAACCAGGATTAGATTATACAAAAAACTATGCTATAACACTTAAAGATATAGATTCATCTATAATAAATTATGTCAAAAATGTATTGAGACCAAAAGTAAGTGAAGCTAATGAAATGGTTAATGTTCCTGTTATGTATGGGAATGAAGAGCGGTGGGCAGCTGTTAGAAAGAGAGGGGTTATTAGAGATAAAAATGATTCTTTAATTTTACCTTTAATTATGTTAAAAAGAACATCTATAGGAAAGAATGAATTATCAACACAGGGATTTGAACATGATATACAACAGAAATTTGCCAGAGTAACACGAAATTCAAAGTGGTCAAAGGATAATAGATATGATAGATTTTCAGTATTGACTGGTACAAAACCTGTAACTGAAAATATTATAACTGGAATGCCCAATTTTTCAGATGTAACATATGAATTTGTGTTATGGTCTGCTTATATAGAACAAATGAATTCATTAATTGAATTGTTTGTCAGTCATAGCAACAAATATTGGGGTGATGGTAATGATTATAAATTTTTATCATCCATAGATTCGGTAGAAGATGCTACTGAAATGACGGTCGATTCAGAACGGATAGTTAAATCTACATTTAGTGTAATAACTAAAGCATATATATTACCGGAATATATGAATTCAACAATAACAAATAAAGTTTCAACTATGAAAAAAGAACTAACACCAGGTAAAGTGGTGTTCGGTTTTGAAGGTGATGCGACAGCAGAACAAGTAAAATAAACAGGAGGTTATAATGCCAGAGGAAATTAAGTTTACAGAAGAAGAAATGGGTGGTGTAAAAGCCATACAAGATAACTATAATAAGATTCAATTTGAACTTGGACAATTATCAATTACTAAATTGAGATTGGCACAACAAATAGAATCTTTAAATGATATAGAATCTAATTTACAAAAAGATTTCAGAAAAACACAATCAGATGAGAAAAAATTATTAGATGAAATAACCAAAAAGTATGGAGAAGGTACTTTAGATTCAAAAACTGGAATATATATAAAAAATAAATAAAATAAAATTGTTTTTTGGAAAAATTGTCGTATATTTATATATGAATAATATTATTCTTCCCCACTAATATAGGAGAACAGCAATGGCCGAGAAAATAGTATCCCCCGGTGTATTTACCAAAGAGATTGATCAAAGTTTTTTACCAGCAGCTATCGGAGAGATAGGTGGTGTAGTTATAGGTCCTACAGTTAAAGGTCCTGCAGAAACCCCAACCATTGTGTCATCATATTCTGAATTTCAGGAGAAATTTGGGGATACATTTAAAAGTGGTTCAAATTATTATCAATTTTTAACTTCATATACAGCAAGAAATTATCTTAAACATTCTCCAAGAATGACAGTTGTTAGGACATTGAATAGTGGATATTCACATGCCAGTAGTATTATTTCTAATTCAACAGCTGTAGTTGGTAGTGGATTATCTACAGGTACAGTTACATTTAATTATGTGCCGAGTGTAACTTCATCTGCATATCTTAAAATACATAATACAAAATTTCATTTCGTTGTTAGTGCTTCTCAATATGATAACTCATCAACTCAATGTTTTGTTGAATTGACAAGTTTGGGTAGAACTCCATCAGGGTCGAGTGAAGAATTAGGCGTATTTACGGGGAGTGGTGCACCATATACCTATATTACGAGTGCATCATTGTATAGAACTAATATAAGTAGTTCTCAATTAGTACGGAATTTCGTAGAATTTTTCAATCGTAGTAGTTCCGTACATGGATTAAACATTTCAGCTTCTGGAATGCTTCCTGGTACATCGACTTATGAAAATGTAGTATCATTTACATCTAGTGCAGCATCAGCTGATTATAATTATTCTATGTCATTTGGAGCTGTAGATAACGCACATACTTATTTCACACCTACTTCATTGACAGGTGGAACTGGTGCATCTGGTGGTATATCTTTCAAACTTCATACATTATCACATGGTGAAATACTGAATAATCATGTAACAGCTAATGATGGTGGTACTTATGGAAATAATAATAAAATGTTATCTGGTTCAAAAGATAATGTACAATGGGAAATTCCTTCTGTTAATAATAAAAAAGGAACATTTACATTATTAATTAGAAGTGGTGATGATGTAATTAAAAGAAAACAAATTTTAGAAACTTGGAATAATGTTTCATTAGATCCAAATTCTAAAAATTTCATATCTAAAATAATAGGTGATACAACGACCACAATGAGAGGTAGTGGTACTGGTGTTTATTTACAAGATTCTGGTTCATATTTAAATAAATCCAAATATGTTAGAGTTGAAGTTACAAGTCCAACGGTTGATTATTTAGATGAAAATGGTGAAGTTAGAAATGGTGCATTGAGTGAATCCTTACCAAAAATAATTTCAGGAGATAAAGCAGCCAGTGGATCATTTTCTGGTGGTAGTGATGGAACATTTGTACATGGTAAAGGACAAGATCCAAAAGATATAAGTGAAACCAATTCGCAGGGATTTAATCTAACAACAGCTGCTGGTGGAAAAACAACTTATGAAAACGCATTGAATTTGTTAAATAACCAAGATCAATATGATGTGAATTTGTTTATGTTACCAGGTGTTATATCAAGACTTCATACAGGAGTAGCTCAGAAAGCAATAGATGTTGTGGAAGCGAGGGGTGATGCATTCTTAATTTTAGATCCAACAGCACATGGAGCTGCAATAACAACAGCAACTACCGAAGCTGAAACCAGAGATAGTAATTATACAGGTATGTATTGGCCTTGGATTCAAATGCCAGATTTAGAGTTAGGTAAGAATGTATGGGTCCCACCATCAGTAACATTACCTGGTATCTATGCATTTAACGATAAGGTAGCACATGAGTGGTTTGCACCGGCTGGTTTAAATCGTGGTGGAATTGATGTGGCAATTCAAGCTGAAAGAAAATTAACTCAAGCAAATAGGGATACTTTGTATGAATCAAATGTTAATCCAATTGCAACATTCCCAGGACAGGGTGTGACTGTATTTGGTCAGAAAACATTACAGAAGAAAGCTTCAGCTTTGGATAGAATTAATGTTAGAAGATTATTGATTAGATTGAAGAAATTTATTGCATCTTCTTCAAGATTCTTGGTATTTGAACAAAATAACTCTAAAACAAGAAATAGATTCTTAGGAATAGTTAATCCATTTTTAGAATCAGTACAATCTAATTCAGGATTAAATGCATTTAAAGTTGTAATGGATGATACAAATAATACACCAGATGTTGTAGATAGAAATATCTTATATGGTCAAATATTTGTTCAACCAACAAGAACAGCAGAGTTTATTGTATTAGACTTCACAGTTCAACCAACAGGTGCTACATTTCCTGAATAATTTTGAACAAATGTGATATTTATATATGAGAATTGTAACTCATAAAATTGGAGAATTAAAATGGCAGAATTAGTAGATGCTAATGATATAATGTTTACCCCCTTTGAACCAAAGGTTAAAAATAGATTTATATTAACTATAGATGGTATTCCATCATATACTATAAAAACAGCTAACAGACCTCAGATAACATTTGAGGAAGTTGTTCTTGAACATATGAATGTCAAGCGGTATGTAAAAGGTAAAGGTGAATGGGCAGAATTAGAAATGACCATGTATGATCCAATTGTTCCTTCAGCAGCACAAGCAGTTATGGAGTGGATAAGATTGTCACATGAATCAGTTACAGGTAGAGATGGATATTCAGATTTTTATAAGAAAGATGTTACTATTAATGTATTAGGACCAGTTGGTGATAAAGTTGAAGAATGGACATTGAAAGGTGCATGGGTAAAAAGTGCAAATTTTGGTGAGTTAGATTTTACATCAAATGATCCAGTAGATATATCAGTAACTTTAAGGTATGATTACGCGATATTACAATTCTAATAAAAAATGTTAACAAAATTCGATGATATAATAGAGGTTTTATTAGAACACGAAGGTGGTTATGTGAATGATCCTAATGATCTTGGTGGCGAGACTAAATACGGCATCACTAAACGATTCTATCCGGATATTGATATAAAAAATCTCACAAAAGAAGAAGCAGAAAAAATTTATTATGATGATTATTGGGTAAAGAACAAAGTACCTCAATTACCTGAAAATCTAAGACATATATATTTTGATATGTGTGTCAATCAAGGAAGAGGTACAGCAGTAAGAGTATTACAGAGAGCTGTTAATGCAAAGGGTGGTGATTTAAAAGTTGATGGTGGTTTAGGACCAAAAACTATTGAATCTATCAATAAATATAAACCTTGTGATAACAGAACTCGTTGTTATAGATTAAAACATTACTATGATCTTGTAAACAAAAAACCAGAACAAGAGAAATTCTTATTTGGTTGGTTTAGGAGAGCATTAGAAGTATAGGAGGTTATAATGGTTGAAAATAAATATCACACAGAGGTAATTGATTTACCTAGTGAAGGCAAGTTATATTCAAAAGATTCACCATTGAATAGTGGTAAAATTGAAATTAAATATATGACAGCTAAAGAAGAAGATATTTTGACATCTCAAAATCTTATTAAAAAGGGTGTTGTGATTGAAAAATTGTTAGATTCTTTGATTACCACAGAGGGTGTTAGTGTAAATGACTTAGTTGTTGGTGACAAAAATGCAGTTATGATTGCAGCTAGGATATTGGCCTATGGTCCAGAGTATTCATGTGAGGTGAATAATCCAAAAACAGGTAATTCATTTAATCATACATTTAATTTAGCGGATTGTCCATTTAGGAAGCTTCCTGCTGGTATAAATTCAAATTCATTTGAACTAGAATTACCAATATCAAAAGTTAAAATTAAACATAAGATATTAACAGGTAAAGATGAAAAAATGATAGATAGTGAGATAGATTCTATTAAAAAAACAGGAGTACAAATAATTCCTGAATTAACTACAAGGTTAAAATATACTATTATCTCAATAGATGGTGATGGTGATAGAACAGTGATAAATAGTTTTGTTGACAGTATGTTATCCAGAGATTCATTATTTTTAAGACAAAGTATTGCAAAAAATGCACCTGATATTGACTTGAAACAAAAAGTAGAGTTGGAAGGAGAAGAGGTCGAGGTAGTGATACCTATGACCCCTGACTTTTTTTGGCCTGACACCACAACATAAACCGAAGATACACGAAGAAATATTTTTATTATCATATAACATGCCTGGTCTAACTCATGATGCATTATATACAATGCCAATTTATTTGAGAAGGTTTTACATGAATAAATTGGTTGAAGTTAGAAAAAAAGAAAAAGATGAAATAAAAAAACAAACCAAAAAATCCAATCAAGCACCATCTTTTAAATCCCGCTTTAATCGCTAATTTTTAACATATCTTAATATTTATATATGAGTAATTGGAGAACTTCACAATGAAGAAATCATATATGAATTCTAGAAATATTTTAACTGAAGGATTTTTAGAAAAGATATTTAAACTTTTTAAATTATCTTCAGGTCAAAAATCAAATATTTCAAGTAAAGAAAAACTTTTATTAAAAAACCCAGCTGTCAAAAGAGCTTTGAGCGATTTTAATAAAGCACATAAAGAAGCAACAGATTCTATTGATAAAACTAGAAAACTTTATGGTTTACCACCAATAGGTAGGAGTAAATATTAATGCCTTTATCAGAAGCTGAATATAAACGAATTTTTAAATTAGAACAACGATTAGCGGAAAGTAAGAAAAAATATGCTGCTTTAGATAAGAAGAATAATTCAGAAGCTTGGAAAATGCGTAAAAAACAGAAAGAGATAGAAGAACGAATACTGGAAATGAGAGAAAAAGAGGTAAAGGTACAAGAAAAATCTGTAGAATTAACACATGAACAAAAAAGTTTAGTAGGGGATATAAATAGTCAATATAAATCTTTAGATAAAGCACAGAGAAAATTAAATATTACAGGAAAAGATTTTTTCGGTACTAAACGAAAACAATTAAATATTGAAAAGGAATTATTGGACACACTGTCAGGTGTTACTAAACAAGAAACAGATCCTGAAAAATTAACTGTTTTAGAATCCCAAAAGGATTTTATTAATGATATACAAGAAGGTATGGTGGATATAGCAGCCTTAAAGGTAAAACAGCAGGATTTAGATGAAATGATAAATAAATTATCACCTGACGATCCAATGAGATCAGTTTTAGAATCTTCAAAAAAGGTTTTTGTAGCTAAGGAAAAACAATTAAAAACTGATAATGCTATAGAAGCTGTTACTAGTGGGGCGGGTGAATTAACAGGTAATATGTTTTCTAATTTCCAAGGTATGTCAACATCTGCTGGGTTATGGGCTGCTGGTATAGGTTTAGCTGTGATGGCATTGGTATCATTTGATGCCAAATTACAAGCTATAGCCGATGAATTTGGTGCCATAGGATTAAATAGTGGGGAAATCAGAGCTGATTTAATGGAAGCTGAAGTAGAGGCTACCAAACTTGGAAAGGGGATGGAAGATGTAGTTATTACTGTTTCCGAATTGACATCAGAATTTGGTATTGGATTTGATGAAGCTCGAAATATGGCTGCTTCGGTTATAGACACAACAACAGCCTTAGGATTATCAAATGAAGAAGGTGTACAGTTAATAGGTACATTTAAAACATTAACTGGATTATCAACCGAACAATCTAGTAATTTATCAAAACAGGTAGCATTATTAGCTAACGCTAGTGATGTTGCACCAAAAGCTGTAATGACTGATATAGCTGAATCATCCGTAACCGTAGCAAAATTTACAGACGCATCTGGGGAAAATATAGCTAGAGGAGCTATACAGGCTAGGAAGTTTGGTATAAGTTTAGAGGATGCTGCAACTGCAGCTGATAATTTATTGGATTTTGAAGAATCAATTACAGCAGCGACTGAAGCTTCAGTAATACTTGGTAGAGATATTAATATACAGAAATTACAAGAGTTATCTTTAGCAGGTGATTTGGAAGCATTACAAAAAGAACAATTAAACCAATTGGGTAGTCAGAGTAATTGGTTGAAAATGAATACCATAGAAAGAGGTCTTTTAGCCGATGCGGTTGGTTTGAGTGTTGATGAAGCTGCTAAGTTTTTAGCACATGAAAAAGAAGCAGTATCATTGGCTGGTGAATTGGCAGGTCAACCTGGATTTGAACAAATGGTTGGTGATAAAGGTATAACAACATTGACAAGATTAACATCTGGTTTAAAATCTTTAGGATCTTTATTAACTAATACATTGGGGCCTATATTAAATACTGTTTTGGGATTGTTAATACCATTATTAAAATTAATAGAATTTATATTGGAACCTATTAATTTGATGTTGAGAGGTTTAAATACAGCTATGGGTGGTGCATTTACAATGGGTGGTGCAGCTATACCCGGGTTGGCAGAACCGAGTATAGTAAAACCATCACCTGGTGGAACTATAGCTACAATTGGTGAAGGTGGTGAATCGGAATTAGTATCCCCCTTATCAAAATTAGGTGGTGGTGTAGTTGGTGGAAGTTCACCTGAATTGGTAAATGCTATAAATAAATTTAATGAAAAAGCAGACAAATTGGCAGTAGCAACAGAGAAGGTGTCTAAAATGGAAATGAAATTTGATGTTATCAATCGAAATAAATTACAGGGAATAATGACACCCCCAGTAACTTCGATAGCTTAAATGGAGAAATGAATTGTCTTTATCAAACTTAAAAAGTGTATTTTCAGGTATAAGAAAACCATCATCTTCACCCGTATCTGGTAGATTTGAAGATATCGATGAGGTTATGCAACTATCCGAATTAAATGATGGTGTTGGTAATGTTAATTTTCCTCAAGCAAATGATTTTATATATAATTACGATTCATTTATTAATACTGGTATAGGTGGTTTACATACTGATAAATATTCAGATCAAATTTCTAAGATGGAAAATACATTTGGTGAAATAGGTGGTCCTTTTGATTTTTTTGATGGCCAGACAAATTCTTATTTTCCAGCTCTTGAAAATCCGATTGGAGGATTTACAAATAATTTTAATGTGGGTGGTTATTCTATACCTGATGGTGAATTGGGCAATTCACATTTCATTGGTATAGATAGCAATCTGGATAATGTTATATTATTTAACAATGAACCTAAATTGGGTATATCTGATGGATTTATGGGCCTACAATCTAAAGGTGTATCATTAGAAGATTCAATTAGAGCTGGATTAGATGCAGCTCGTGGTATATCTAAACTGCCTATAATTGGTGATGCATTTTCTGGTGGGAATTTAGTAGCTGGGGATACTTTTGATGCACTAATTGGTGTGGCTGATGTTGGATTTCAAGTTTTTGATGCTGCTAGGAATGCCACATTGGGATTAGATGGTATAAATAATATATTTGGTCCTTTATCACCAACAGGAGAAGTTCAAGGTGGAAGCCGTACAAGGTACGAAAGAACGGTGTTTGAATTGACCGATGGGAAAACTCCAGTGGATATTGATGCTGCCACATTGAATTCGATGGGTAATAGTTTTGGTGTATCTAAATTTGATAATGAATATAGAGGTGTGGCCTTTCAAGTGTTGGGTGATAAAAATAAATCAGGAAATGAAACTGATTTTAGTTATCAAGATAATGTCGCTTTATCTAGAGAACCTGGGTTGGATTTTCCTTCATTGGTTAGTAATTTCATAAAATCAACTAGAATTAATGGAAATCCCATAGATATTAGCATGCCAAAGCCACCTAGTGGTAAAATAACTGGTCTTAATTTTGATAGCGGTGATGATGGTACTCAACTTTGGAGACAACAACGTGCTGAAGCTAAAAAATCAGAAAATAAAGATTCTGGTGTGGATGAAGGGTTTGGTGAACCTTTTAAAATGTCATCGTTTTTGACTTCTATTGGAAGTGGTATTACATCTGTTGCTGGTGGAATTATGGATGTAGCTGGTGGAATTATGGATAAAGCTGGTGACATAGCAAGTGGGGTTGCGGGTGTGGCTGGAAATATAATAGGAGCTGTAAATCCATTTGATATTGACATAGGATTTGATATGGATTTTTTCAAAGATCCGTTTGGTGTAAATTCTGGACCATCGGGTGGTCAGGCACAATTTAGAAAGAATCAACCTAGAGCTCTAAGTTTTACATATAAGAAAAAGTTATTATCACCAGGAGATCAGTTAGCTGCAAAAGAATCTATATTTTCATTGGGAGCCACCACAATGCCTGATTTGGATCCTGGAGGTGAAACTGGAAAAATGGATAGATTGTATGGGACTAATTTACCAACAACTCCATATTCACAATTAGGTAAAGTTAAATATTTAGGTAATGCTGGAGTTTTAACTAAATTCTATCCGGATAAATTACAAGGTAAAAAAGGAAGTGGGGATTCTTTAACTATATCACCTATAGCTTCTGGTAATTCTTTAGATGACGCTGAAGTTGATGGTACTAAGAATGTATATAAAGCTGGAACTGGTGATTCAAATTATATTGAATCGGTTGATAATGGAATGCCATTTTATTTTAAAGATTTAAGATCAAGTAGTTATATAGTTTTCAGAGCTTATATATCTAGTTTGACTGAAAATATATCACCGGAATGGACCTCAGAAAATTATGTTGGTAGGAGTGAACCTGTTTATATATATGGGAATACATCAAGAGATATTTCATTCGATCTTAAATTATTTGCAGGTACACCAAAAGAATTAAATAGTATATATAGAAAGATGGATAGGCTCAATTCTTTGTGTTATCCAACATATACACATAAGGGCAAATTATGGCAAAATAGAATGCAGCCACCTATAATCGGGATGAGAATTGGTGAATTATTTGGTAGTGATAAAAAGGATCAAATAGGACATATAAAATCATTGACATACACATATGATGATAATTCACCCTGGGAATTCAGGAGAGGTCAGAGAGTACCTAAACTTGTCAATGTATCTATAGGCTTTCAAGTGATTCATATAACCGTACCTAGTACATCTACTTCATTTTATGGGTATGCAGATCCTGGAGATCCTGAATTGAAAATGGCTTCATTTGAGGGTGATTTTGCAATGGATCCTTTTGAAAATGCATCAGGAAATATAGGTGATGGGTTAGTAGGATAATGGGAGATAACAATGGATAGATATGAAAAATCAAAAATTGGAACTTCTAAAAAAACTTCCAAAAGACATCAAATATTTAATAAATATAGAACTACCCTATATGATAAAATACCATTATCTAACAGTGATATTCATTTAATAACCACAGATGGTGATAGGTTAGATTTATTAGCTCAACAATTTTATGGTGATTCTACTTTATGGTGGTATATAGCACAGGCAAATAATTTAAATACTATAAATTTGGAACCTGGATCATCCATTAGAATCCCAAAAACTTTAAAATACGCAAAAGGTAGATAAAATGCCAATAGGTTCTATTAAAAAAATAGTTTTCGGTTCTGATTTAGATCCTAAAATTAAAAATAAATTAATTGCCAGACAACATTCTGCTGGTAAAGATTTCTATGGTAGTAATCCTGAATTTGTTGAGGAATCTCCAAAGAAAAAACCAGCTAATATCAAAGAGGCTTTGGGTGGTGCAGGTAGAATTAATTTTTCACAGGATGACAATCCTATATTGGATTTATCGTCTAGAACACCATTCATTAGAATGTGGACCTGTGTTCAATTGTATTATTTTGACGCAGCAAGACAAATTGGTGTGAAACCAGAAAAGACAGGTCATACAATGAATGATTTAGTCAAAATGGGTTTAGGTGGACAAATGATAAGTAAATATGGTGCGAGGGAGTTCGGCCGTTTACGGAATACTAAAAAAGGAAGAAAGGAAATAATAAAAACATCAGTAGCATGGACTCCTGAATGGCAGGATGATCAGGCAGAAGATATAAGACACGATTTGGATAGGAAAGTTTATGTAGTTGGTAATAATGTATTAAATATATTAGATGAAACCGATCCAACTGCACCCATTATATCACATACAGATACACCGAAAACCATAATACAAGGTTCTCCTGAATTAACAAATGAATTACAATCAAATGATTATTTTAACCCACCAGCTTTGATTTCATCTATAAGTTCTGATACAGAAGGTGATTATGGTGCAATAAAAAGAACTACAGTCAATTTTAAAGTTTTTAATTTTAATGATTTTGAACAAATTTATAGTAAGTATTTTTTAAATCCAGGTGCACAGATAATAGTAGATTTTGGATGGGATACAACTAATTTATATAACCCCAGTGATTTGGTTGACAGTGATAAATTAGAAAAGTTAAAAAGAGGTAATAGTTTTGATCAAGTGTTATTTGGACCTGACGGGTATTTAGAAGAAAATAGGGGTGATTTAGAAATAATAATGGGACATGTTGTTTCTTTTGATTCTAAAGTACAAAGTGATGGGAGTTTTGAATGTACGATAGAACTTATTTCAAAAAATGCAGCTTTAGTAGATCATTCTTTTTCTGAAGCTGATTCTTTGAAAAGTACATTTGTTAATGGTTTAAATCCGTATTTAATCAATTTAGTTGCCAATACATTGGGTACTGGTGATCAAAGTTATAATTTTTTAAGAAACAATTGGAGAGCTACAAAAGAAAATCTAGCAGAAAGTACAGCTTACGCTAATACATTCGCCCAATCAGCCTTCGGTAATGTTGAAAGTAAAGATGTATCTATCACTCATTTTAATCTAAAAACTGGTATTTATTGGCAAGCTTTAGATAGTAAAAATACTATAAGTGATAACAAAAATTTATATGTGATGTGGGGTTTTGTTGAAGATCAACTTTTGAATAAAGAGTTGTCTATTGGATTAAATAAAGTAGGATCTACCCTAGAAGATATAGAACTGGGTAATTTATCTTGTGAATTTGATTCATCAGAAACTTACGTTAGATTTGATAAAAATTTGGATATGAGACAAAATTTTGAAACTCTGGGTAAAAATACAAATAAAACATCATTAAAATTTTTATATCCACCAAAATGGGATGAAACATATAATACTATGGATCTTGGTTATGAACAAAAAGGAACAGCTTGGGTTAAAAAAGCTGTCATAACAACCAGAAAGGCCAAAGTACCATCAATTAGGGAAGAGGAATTAAATAAATTAAATCTTGCAAGGAAAAATGACAAACTTCAACCAATGACTGCTACTGATTTGGATAAAGGAAAAAATAGAGTCCCGTTTAGAGATGTATTTATAAATACATCTGTTATATCTGAAGGATTTATGTCTAAGGATACTGTTAATGATGCGATATTATATATATTAGATGAAATATCAAAAGATTCAGCCCAAGTATTTGATTTAAAATTAATTTCTCCTGATTTAACAAATACCAAATTACGTGTTGTTGATGCTAATATGTCAGCAATGGATGATGATTCCGATAAGGATGAGGAAGGAGGCGGAACTGATAATATATTTACATTTGAAATTAATTCTGATAAATCAATTGTAAAAGAATTGGATTTGACTTTTCAATCACCCAAAGGTGGATCCCAAGATATGATAGCTATACAGAATTCTAGTGGTAAAGTTCCATTGGTGATTGATGATTCATATTCAGATTCACAAAATTCAATGAGAACTTTAAATGCAGATGGCCAATATTTTGCGGAATATATACCATCACACGGTAGTGATGATATTAAAACTAAACAAATCAAAAAAATAATTACTCCAGCTTTAGCTCAAAAACAAAATTCTGAATTGGAAGTCAATGCACATCATAAAATTAAATTAGACCAATACCAAGATATAATGACTAACTTACAAAAAGCTAAACAAGAATCCGATACACAATTTAATTTATCTGATAATGTGATTAATAAGGACAGAATTAAAAAATATATCCCTGGAATTGATAAATTTGGATCTGAAGAAGAAGTATGGGTTAATAAAAATTTTGTTGATACTATAGAGGATTATTATAAAGAAAAAGCCAGAACAAATTATTTTAGTGAGATAAGTACACCTTTATTATATATAGAGGCTAGTATTTCTATATATGGTATATCAGGTATTGTTCCAGGTAATATATTTAAATTAAGTTATATTCCAAACCCATGGAGAGATAAAGTTTTTTTTCAAATTAAAAAAGTTAGTCATTCAGTTGATACCGATTCATGGACTACATCGTTTGAAACTATAATGAAGATGAAACGGAAGGTTAAATCTGAATATGGTGCATTAGCTTGGTATAAACAAAATATACAATTATCAAATAAATTTCTAAATAATATTGGTCATACTGAATATGGATCAAAATTTACAGATATTAAGATGTTTTCACTATCTGATATAAAAATTGTAAGTGGTAATGTTAAAGTAAAAATTAAAGACCCCATTACTGGCCATTGTTCATCATCTTCAACTTCAGGTAATATAATAAGATATAACTTTAAACCTGATTTGGTATTATCTATGATGGCAATTGATACTTTTGAATGGAAATTAAGCATGACATGGCTTTGGAAGTTTAGTAGTGCAGGAAAATGTTCACATGGTGGTTTAAATAAGGATTGGAAAGGTAATCAAATAGGAAGTTGGATCTTATATACCACGCGTGGCAACAGAAGCCACTTTCTCTCATCCGAAATACAAGTATCTGCTGGCGATATGTATTATTTGATTATAAAAGACAGTAGATATTTTCTTTTACCAACTGTGCCAGATCAAGGATTTGATGTGATGAGTGTACAAGAATTTTGTGACAGTTACCCACTGCTTAATGTTGGGACCGTACCCACATAAGGATTGATGAATTTTTAGCTTGTTTCATATAACAAAAAGGTTGTATATTAACATACATAAATAGGTTATAAATGTATATTGTAATTCCAATACATTCAGATGGATTTTTACATCCACTTCATAAAGACAATAGGTTATCTCTACTCTATGTGAAAGAGTTAGGAAATGACGGCCGTATGCTCACATTCAATCATATGGATTCATTATCAACAGATTCTTATGAGTTTTTAAAAGATGAGGTTATATTAACACCTTCAAAAAAACATCTATTATCTGTACATCCATTTAAAAAAGTGTATGATATGAATATGTTGAATTGGTGGTTGTATAATAAGCCAATGAATTTGGATATAAAAGTGAATACAATAGATATACTCAATAATAGATTTTATAATCTTAAAAATATCAATACTGTGATACCCATATATAAACATCTTGAATATTGTAATAAGGTAGCTGATGAAATAGAACAATTGTGGGAAAAAAGAGATAAAATTAATTTTAACAACTATTTATTATATGATAAGGAAGCTATATTAGCTTACTACTCAATTGAGAGAAAAGGTATCAAGGTTTCGGATGATGTGTGTGATATATTCGATAATAGAGTTAAAAAACATATATCAAATAATAAGTTATATTCAGATTATTTTTTAAACACAACAACAGGAAGACCTAGTAATTCATTTGGTTCAGTTAATTTTGCAGCACTTGAACCAGAAAAGAGAAAAACATTCATACCTGAAAATGATATGTTTGTTGAATATGATTACGATGCTTATCATTTAAGAATAATAGCTGATTTAGTTGAGTATAAGTTTCCAGATGAATCAGTACATGGGTATTTGGCAAGCTGGTATGGGGTTGATTATGATGAATCTAAAGCCATTACATTTAGGATATTGTATGGTGGGATAAGTGATGATATAGCAAATAAAGTACCATTTTTTAGAAAAGTTAAAAAATTTATAAATGAAAAATGGGAATTATTTAATTTAGATAAATGTGTTTACACTTATATTTATAATAGAAGCATAACATCCAATAATTTAGAGGGAATGAATGCCAATAAAGTATTCAATTATCTTATTCAGGCACATGAAACTGAATTGAACATAAAGACGATAATTGAATTACAACGATATTTATTAGATAAGAAGACCGATTTAGTATTATACGGATACGATAGCTTCTTATTTGATTTCTCAAAACAAGATGGAGAACACATATTGTATAATGTGAAAAAGATATTAGAAAGAAACGGACATCCAGTCAAGTTAAAACAGGGTTATAATTATCAGGAGATGAATTAATATGAAATTTGATAAGATTGTTGAAGATATAGGTAATGCATGGCAAGACGCTATACCTAATGGTATTCTTAATAAAGATAATCCATATCATGTTGTTATATTAGAAGAAGTTTTAGATAAATTTGATTTAACAGAAGAACAAAAATCAAGAATGTTGAGTAGTGTAAGAGGTGAAAAACAAGTAATTTCAGAGAAAAAGGGTGATACAGGAGCAACAACATTTTATCATGAAGTTATAACTGGTATATTTGTAGCTGGTGGTAAAGGTCCTTTTAATACGGGTGAAGATGTAAAAAAATATTTTGATAATAATACTATAAAAGCAGTTAATTCTGGTTTAGCTACTTTAGATGTTATGAAATTACCCCAAAGTAGATTTTTAACTGCTGATTCTATACCAAAAAAATCAATTATATCAGATGCGAAGAAAATAGCAAGTAAAATTAAATCTGAATTGGGTAGAGGAAAAAATGTAATGTGGACAGGCCCAACAAATGATGCTTCCAAATTTGGAGCTGGTGATATTGCGGGTACATTTAGTGGTTATGGTGATGTTGGTGTATCTTTAAAAGCAGGAAAAGGTCAATTAAAAAATTTAACAGTTAATACATTTTTTAAAGCTTTAGGTTTACCTAAAGTTAATTCTCAATATTTTTTAACTACTTATAAAAAACATTGGGATACTATGACATCTGATTGGGTATCTTTGGTTGAGAAAAAATTAGAGAGTAAATTAAAAGGTGATGGAAAGGATGAAGCTAGAAGCATATTTAGTAAACATGCTAAGAAAACTTGGGACGATTATCAAAAGGAGAATATCACTAAAGAAGAATTGGACATTCTTAATACAGCTTTGGGTACTAAAATAAAATATACAAAATTTAGAGATTTTTGTAGAAAACTATATGATGATTATGGTTCAGAATGGAATACATTAAGAGATAAACATTTTGATGGTATATTTAATGAGTTTTCCGATAAATATGACAGTAAAATAAGAAATGGATTACATAACTTATTTAAAAGACAATTGAGTGTTGGTGATACGAGTATTTTTTATGCAGCAAAAGGTGGTAAAGTTTTTTGGTTTATTCCAAGTGAGAAATTGTATGATAACAACTTACCTCCAGAAGCTTTTATTTCTAACTATGAAACAAAAGGTAGTGGAAGTGGTTATGAATTTTTATTAGATGTTGGAGTTCAGACACCAAAAACTGGAATACCAATTGGAACTATAAAAGTTATATTTAGATGGAAACAAGGTCAGATGTCAGGTTTTCCAGATACAACATCTGATTATAATCTAATGGCTAAAGATTGGTCTGGATTACTCGGTGGGTTTAGGAAATAAAATGAAAACACAACTCTTAGCCACATTCACAACCAAAGTATATTTAGACGGTATCGTTGATAAAATCAAAGACGCTTATTCTATTGTATTTGATAAAATTTATGTATTACAAGATGAAGATAAACCAAAAGAATTAATTTGCACATATAATGTTGATATGACACAATCAGTAGATTACAATGCAATAGAAAATACAATTTCATTACATAGAAAAAAACACACAAATACATTATATACAATTAATGCATTAAACGAAGTTGTGATGAATATGAACAACGGAATTAAAGATCCCAATACAATTGTACCTTGGGAAAATTACAAGAATTCTATTTTAGTCACTAATGCAGATGGCTTAAATAAAATAAACACAAGGATATTTAAAATAATAAAAATTTGATGTTTTAGGATTTTAATATATACTTATATATAGTTATAACAAATCAATACAGGAGAAATAGGTTATGAGTGAATCAACCTTATATTATTTTTATTCAGTAGGATGTGGTTGGTGTAAGAAAACAGAACCTTTAGTTGATGAACTCAACGAAGCGGGTTATGATATTCTTAAACTGGATTTAGCTGATAAAGATAACCAAGAGTTAAATAAACAATTAAAAGAAAAATATAAAAAACAATGTGGTACACCTTGGCTTATAGATGCTGAATCAGGTAACAACATTTGTGGATTTAGAGAAAAAGATATAATTGAAAAATGGGCTAAAGGTGAAGAAATTCCAGAACCACCTAAACCAAAAAGTCCACCGCCTCCGCCACCACAAGACTTCGATAATGAAGAACAAGTTAAAACTTGGACAGAGGGGTATGAAAAATGGGTAAAAGAAAATGACCATATGCCAAATTTACCACCAGGTGATCAAATGTTGGGTAGATTAAAACAACAAAAAGCTATGTTTGAACAGAGACAAGCACAACAGGCTGGAAATCTGCCACCGGCAGCTCCGGGAGCTCCAGCAGTTCCAACAACTTCAATACCACCATCGATTCCAACTTCGATGGGTGATACTGGAAATGTTATAGTTGATAATAGATTGCAAATTTTAGAGAGTAAACAAAATATTTTGGAAGTGAAGTTAGACCAAATAATAAATACTCTCACTAAATCTGTAGAACCAAAAGTTCAACCTACAATTCAACCTAAACAACCTGTTGTGAAACCTCAACCAAAAGGTTTACCAGGACCACCAGCTAGTAAGAAACCACCAAAGAAAAAAAGAAATAAAAAATGAAACTAATCAGGCCTAAACCAACAGTAGAAAGAAAAGCTACTGAGGAAGAGCTTGAATGTATTGATAAGACTGAAAAGATGATAGAGGGAGAAAATAAACTCCCTCCAGCATCTCAGATGATTAGAAACATCGCAGTTGACCATTGGAAAGGTTTAAAAGCTTTCATTCGTGGAAAACAAGTTATATCAACACAAGACGAAGCTCAACGAAGATGGGAAATATGTTTAAAATGTCCCAATCTTAAATACGATGAAACAAATCCAGACACAAATAAAAAAGATGGTAGATGCACACATTGTGGGTGTTTTATGAATGTGAAAGTTCATTACGCTACAGCAGAATGTCCAATAAAAAAATGGGCAAAAGAGTGTGGTCATAAATGCGATTGTGGGTGTGAAGAAAATTGTGAAAAATAATTAAAAAAAAGCTTGTTTTGTATAGTAAAAAAGCTATATATTATAGAGTTGATAAAATAGGTTATATGTTAAAAACATATAAATAAACAATAAACAATAAACAATAAACAATAAATAGGAGAATATCAATGGATATTTCTAAAATAAAGAGCCGCTTAAATCAGTTACAAAATCAATCATCAAATAAAAATAGTTTTTGGAAGCCCCCTGCAGGAAAAACAATAGTAAGAATAGTTCCTTATTCATTCAATAAGGATAATCCTTTCATTGAAATGTTTTTTCATTATGGTTTTGGTAATAAAACTATAATTTCACCTTTATCATTTGGAAAACCAGACCCTGTAAATGAATTTGCACAGAAATTGAAATCTACAGGTGAAAAAGATGAATGGATACATGGTAGAAGATTAGAACCTAAAATGAGAACATATGCACCCGTCATTGTTAGAGGTGAAGAAGGTGAAGGTGTTAAGTTTTGGGGATTTGGTAAAACAGTTTACCAAGAATTGTTATCAATTATAGCTGATCCTGATTATGGTGATATTACAGATCCAATGAATGGTCGTGATATTATGGTTGAAAGACAAACACCAGCCGAAGCAGGTAATCAATATGGTAAAACTACAATTCGTGTTAAACCAAATCAAACTTCAATTACCGATGACAAGGGTATGTTGGAAAAAATCCTCAACAATCAATCAGATATTAAAACATTATGGGAAGAACCATCTTATGATGATTTGAAAGATGAATTGAATAATTTCCTTAACCCTGAAGATCAAACAGAAAATTCTGATTCATCTAAGGATGCACCTTGGGATTCGAAAAAAGAACAAAAAAAAGAACCAGTAGCAGAAACAACATCTAATGTTGAAGATGCTTTTGATAGTTTGTTTAACCAATAAATAGGAGATAACAATGACAAAAAGAGATGATCTCGCAAATGTCATTGCCTCTGAACTCAACAAAACATTCAAACATCAACAAGTCGCCTATTTTTTAGGTGGTGATGCAGAAACTCCAACAGACATAAGAGGGTTCGTTTCAACCGGATCCTCTATGTTGG